AAATTCTATTAGCATCTACTTTGGCTTTAGCAGACTTGTATTTAGCCTTCTCAGCCCTATATTCCAACGTTGAACGCTTAAATTCGTTATCGCTATTTAAAGCTTTCTTACCAAGATTAGCAGCTCTCTTAGCATACTTGGCAGACTTCTTAGCAGCACGATTATATCTTCCAAGATCCTTACTAGCATGTAGCTTTTCAGATTTCTTGTTGAAGTTTGCAGACTTAGCATCTAAAGCAAGAGCCTTATTTCGAAGTCGCTCATTTGATGCTGCTTTATGCTGAGCTCTCCTAACGCCCCATTTCATACCGACTACACCATAGTGGTAAAGTTCTTCACCTGAAGTTAAATAGTATTTATTCTCCATTTTGACTTTCACCACCTTACGAATTCTTGTCGAGTACGGATCTCGTCATATAACGAAATCCTGATTCGGCAAGGGTGGTTACAGCACCTGCACCGATATAGGCAGTCGCGAACGCTGGATTAAATGCAGCCAAAGTTAAAGCGGTATATGCATTACTACCGATACTAGCTGCACCAAATAATTGATTAGTAACAGCAAGACCTCTTTTGATAGTAATGTTAGGAACTTCTTTTACAGCGGTATCGCTGATGCTTTTACCAAGTTTATCTCGTTCGCTATTACTTTTAGCATTTCTAAACTGGTCTTCAACATCGCTCATGTATTTCTTCTTACGAAGATTAACTTTGCGTATTGAATCCTTGTATTGCTGTTTTGTGATCTTTCCAGAACGATATTGTTCTTTTAGTTGATCAGCAGCAACATTTCGGCGATGGTTAGCGAGAATTCGAGTATCTCTTCTAACGCCCCATTTCATTCCTGGGACGCCATAGTGGTATAATTCATCATTCACTGTTAACCACCTCATCTCTTATAAACCGATGTGGGTAGTTCTTTACCAGAATTATATTCATCCATAGAAATATAAAACGGTTTAAAATCTCTAACTTCACCGGTCTTTTTATTAACACTTATCAAACCGTCCAGCATAGGAGATCGTCTATTAGACAGTGACAACATATCGGGTGCTAAATGAAAGACAAATACCGAATCATACTCGAATACTTTTCCTACCTTAACAGCAGGATTCTTAAATTTTAAAAGCGCATAAGCTTGTTTAGCAGTCATGTCATCACCTCTCCTTTCTGTTTCTAACAGTTCTTAATATTTCTTCAGTTGGTTCTAAATTGTCAACTCGGACATAGTCATAACTAGATATTAGCGCTGGTTCATATCCTTCCATATTAATTATGATACCTGTAGCCCCTTCTGTAATATCTACTATTTTGCCATTCTGACAATCTCGAATTACGACTTCACCATTTTCTACTTCCCACACAACATCGTGTCCTCCGCCGTTAGCCCAAATCAAACCTAGGTGACCTCTTGCTCCGTCGCCATTACTTTCGAGAGACTTTATTAACAACTCTTTTTTACTAAGAACATCGTCACGAGATTTTATTGTGGCATAATGCGCATTTCTAACATCAACATTGGATACACTTTTAGCACCTTTGTACCAACTACAAATATCATCAATTGTATAAGCTTCTACAGTGCTTATGGGGTTGGCTTCCACATCATATCCACGTTTTCGTAAATCGTATGCAGCGGTGCAAAAAGAACAGTTCATGCTGTAATCGTATGTTTTATCGTTGAATTTGGGGTTTACTTTCTTTTGGTGTTCGTCGTTGCTTTGTTTGCTATCAATTTTCTTAAGTTCAGAAAACGATTTAGGAGTTGTTAGTTCAACTTGTAAAGCTGCCAAAGCAGGAGCTACTAAATTAAAAACAGCTTTACCAAAACTACCGAATAGTGTTTGCGCTACAAAATTTTTAGCATTAGATTTTGCAGTATCAGAAGGTGTGGCATTAATTTTTTTATCCAAAGACTTATCAACAGTATTCTTTCCTTTTATATATGCCTGATAAGCTTTTTCTGAATAGAAGTACCTATATGTATCTCCGACTGGAACTTTAGCTATGTATTTAAATACTCGCTTTTTAACCGAATCTATAATGTTTTTGGTACCGCTAGTTACTTTACTAATGGTATTTTTAACAGGCTTATTTACATACTTAGACAAAGTTTTCTTACCAGAGCCAACTAATTTACTAGTCTTTTTACCGATACTATTCAGTGTCGATTTAACGTCTTTTTTAAGACTCTTATAATCGTAATAGTACTTCCATTTACCTTTGACTTTTTCTTTTTTAATATACTTCCAGTGCATCAATTCGTCGTCTACCGATTCATCAATAGAACTATGATGTATTAAATCACTAAGTGGAGTATCTCCGGTGATTTTCATTCACACACCTCCTTTTAGTTTAAAAAATAGAATTTAATATAATCCTCTATAACCCGCAAGCTTTCTAGCTTCGGAATCGTTATTTATACTTTCTTCAATACCAACTCTTCTGTTAGTTTTGAAGATATCGCTGTCGACAAACATTTCACCGGCAGACTCTCCTATTACAGTTCCGACAATTTTTCGTCCAAGACCTGCAATAAAAGTCTTACCTTTAGCCTTTTTGAGAGCGCTACGTTCGTCCATCATATCCTGATAAGACATTGACATGACTTTACTACTCTCCAAATATTCCATACCGCTAGCTTTAAACAAACGATACTGGGCTTTCGCAAATCTATTGCTTGTAAACAGACCACCTTTAGTCATAGCTTTTTTTTCTAGTCTATTGCGATTTGCTAGAAGTTTATCGACTTGGTATTTTTCAACTATTTTATCGAGTTCTTTTGATTTGTATTTATCAAGTCGTTTTTGACCGGCTTCAGTCAAACTGCCGTCGGCATTCTGGTAGCGACGAACACCCCATCGCATACCCTTCGTACCATAATGATAGAGTTCACGCTCCATTTTGACTTTCACCTACTTTTTCTTACTAAACATCTTAGATAACGATTTGGTTATGGCTTTAGTACCTTTATCGATCTTAGATTTTGCTGCCCGAAGCTTATAAAGAGGTGTTGCTTCATATTTCTTAACAGCATCTTTGTATTTCTTCTCAGAATTTTTAAATTTAGTAGACATGCGTTGTTCCCATTTTTTATTACTTTTATACTCGTCAATATATTCGTAGTGTTTTTCATTTCCTGTCTTTAAGGCATTCATGACTTTCTTTCTAGAATAACTTGAGTCTTTGACAGCGTCGTCGTATTTTTTCTTTCTATCGTCCATGTTACTTTTGGCTTTTTTCATTTCGGCTTCAGCATACTGACCGTAGTCATAGTAGTAACGCCATTTGCCATTGGGGAGTTTTTCTCTCTTGATATACTTCCAGTGCATCAATTCGCCTTCATCAAGATCTATGTAGCGGATGTCTCCACCATGCATAAGCACATCAACAGGTGTGTTCATATCTATTCTCATTTCGCTTTTCACCCCTTTATTCAAAAGCTTCTTTGTTTACCTTCCAAGCAACGAAGGCATCAAGTAATGCAGCTACAGGGTCAATTTTTGCCTCGTAGCGTTTCTTTAATAATTTGCGGTTACCGTTAGTATCTTCAAGAGTAATACAGTTACCCATGGCATAAGACATAAGCTCCTCATCAAACAGAAGCATTCTTTGCTCAGACAAGTTCTTTAACTCACCTAGCGGTACAGATTCTGTCTTAGCTCCCTGAATAACTTTCTCAATACCAAACGGTCCGTTTTCACGTTCCCAACGCTCAACAAATTCGCGAGCATTATATGGGTCGAAGCCGAAGCATCGAACATCATAATTACACTCAATAATGTGATTGTCGAGATCGTCATAAACTTCCATCATATCCAAGATGGTTCCTTCTAGAACTATTAAACTACCTTCTTTCATAAACTCGTCATACTTGGCGCGCATAGCCGAAGGAAGTTTCATAATTGTAGTAGAGGAGATGTAGTTTCGGGTTTTAATACCGAAAGTACCATCTCGAAGTGGGAATAAGAATGTAAATGAGCAGAAGTCATTTCCTTGCGATAAGTCTGCACCTAACGAACAAGGAAGTTTCCAATAATCTCTCTTCCTATGCGGAAGTGTTTCTTCATAAGTGAAGTAATATGTATAACCTTCCATCGGAATGCCGAAACGTTTTGCGAGAATATCATTACGTGCAGAAGGATTATGTTCTGCTTTTTCAACATCCTGATGGTAAACATCATACTGTACAGTTTGACCTAGATTAGGATTGGCTTTAAGCCACATTCTAGGATCTTTAACCTCGTCAACCGAATCAAGCTTATACCACCAGATAGAAACACGAGGGTTCTGATACTCGCCTTTTAGTATCTTAGACAACTCCATTTTGATTGAGTCGCCAGGACCATTACGAACTGTACCCTCTGAACTGATTGCAACTATTAAATAGTCGTCATTCTTGGATGCGCCCTGTTCGGCAGCACCGATAACATCTTCTCTGATATCACCGGATAACCATTCGTCAATGGTCCAAATTCTAGCTCTGGAACCCTGAATCTTATCAATACTCATAGGTTTGATTTCCAGTATAGAACCAGTTAAGAAGTTTTCAATACCTTTCTTTGTGGAAGCGAGCTTCACTCGGTTGGCTTTTGAGCCAGTGGTGTTCTGTAAAGAACCTTCAGTAAGGAATTTAAACAGAGGACCTCTAGCTCGAGTAATTGAGGTTTGAATCGGAGAGAGTACTTCGAGAGCTTGTCTCATGGTAGGTGCTGTTGTAACCTGCTCGGTTGTTGACGTGTCAACATTCAGGAAGAAGCTATGTAGGCATGAGCCATACATGGATTTGCAGCACCACGAGCTACTATCAGATACTGTT